GGTCTACTTTTATCAGCAGAACTAATCACCGTTATAATCTCTTCTCCATTAGAAAGTTTTAAGACTTTTGTTTGCTGTTCCATCTTTATCCTTTATCTATAGAGATTTGTTTAATATCATAATCAAACTCTTCCTCATTGTATATATTTATTCGTTCCATGAAATGACGTAATGTAAAATTTTGTCTTCCCTTGTGAGTAAAATCATCTGCAATATCTACCAATCGAGCTGCGTCTTTATTGTCACCAAGTCGCAATGCACGACCAACGGATTGCAAGACTCTAATTCTACTTTTGGATGGTGAGGCGAACACGATGTTGTGAAGATTACGAATATTGATACCAGTAGAAAACGTGCCGTATGAAGCGATAATAATTGCATCATTTTCCTTCTCTGTGATTGCACGAATTTCTTCTCTAGTCTGGGTGTCTGTACCACCATAGACATAGAATATTTTTCTGTCATACTGTTTATTTAGTCTTGCACTTGCAGTCATCATCCCATGTAACACATTACCATGTTTCTCTACAAATTGGAATAATACTAATGTATTACCTTTTAGTGCTCTTGTCAACCTTATAATAAATTTATTTCTTCTGGTGTCACGAACAATTAAGTCAACCTCATCTTGATAGGATTGGTCTTTCATAAATTTACAATCGGCATCTGGGTATCTTAATACAAGACAATCGACCTTGAGTTTTGCAAGTGTGTCACTGTCCATGAGTTCTTTGGTTGTTGTTACTTTGTTTACTGAACCAAATAGACCCTCTAGTACCAACCTATGTGTTTGCGTTCCGTCAAGCGTACCTGTGAACCCATGACGATACTTACAGTTGACCATCTTGTTCATAATACCTGTAAGTGATTTTGATTTAAATATGTGAACCTCATCACCAAGAATTGTACTGAACTGGTCAAACCATTTCTTTTGCATCTTGTAAACTGATTGCCATGTGGATATTGTGATGGGTTTTGTAATGTTCTTTGAGTGTCCTTGATATATCTTTTGCATCATAGATTCTTTGAATCCATAATCAAGAAAATCTGAATGCATCTGTTCTACCAGTGATGTTGTGGGAACAAGAATGAGAATATTACTCTCTGTCTTTGCTGCGTACCAGACGGACAGGATGTAAATGATTAACGACTTACCGCTAGCAGTAGGACTAAGCAAGAGACTGCGATTGTTTCTGATTGCATAATCCAATGCGGCCATCTGGTAATCACGAATCTGTATAGTTGTTCCTTTGGACTGAGGTGACACTCTTCCAATAAAAGTATCCAGTTCGCCATCTCGTAATCGTTCCTCATCTTTTACTCCATCCTTATATTCAATCTCTATATCGTTGCGTTTTGCAAACTCTTCAATGTAAGATAATAGTCCAAAGTATATCTCACCAGTTTGTACTGAGAACAAACGTATCTTTCCATCCCACATACGATTGCGATACTGTGGCATGAACTTGGCGCCTGGCACCTCAAACGTAAAGAAATCTGAGAGTTCTCTTGCGATACCCTTGTCAGTTTCTATAGTTAGATATACGTCATTCTTTTTAGAGATAATCAAATCGAACCTTCCATGAATCTCTTCCAATCAATTGCATTCTTAATTTGAAATCCACGATTGTTTAACATCTTACACATTTTTTCTGCATGGTCTACCATTGCCTTGTGGTATTCCACTGTGTGTTGAGATTCAATCAACTCCTTATCACCTTCCAAATAAATTGGAACATCTTGTTTTAGTATCTTTAAATCTAGGGGTTTTTCTTTGTAAACTTCTGGGTCTGCTTTACCACCATAGTACTCCCACTTCTGTCTGTACAGGATACGGTGTTTGGATTCTACTTGTTTCAGTAACAAGTTCCAACGCATGAATATTTTTAGATATTTCCCATATAGTTCTGGGGTCTTGAGAGATTCGATATCCAGTTGGGTATCATCAATCTTTAAGTCCTTGGCGGACATTTCTTGTAGTTCTTCTAAGTTCATAATGTATCCTTCAAATCAAGGGGATGAGATTGCATATCTTCCTTGCGTTAGATATATTAACCGTTTAGGTCTATGGTAGGTGTTCAAGGGTTTTGAACCTCATCCTAGTCTATTTATAATGTATGTAACGTGTAAATCTTATATGAGAACGTCACGGTTGCTGTCAAGTATGTTATATCACCTTCTTGTTGATTATATGCAAGACCACTCAATGCAACAGGATATATGTCTTGAAATCTTGCCTCCACAATTGGATTATTCTTTGCAGATGTGATTGTAAGTGTCGCATCAGAAAACATTCCAGATATACTTTCCTGTCCTGCTTCTTTACCTTGTGATGGAACAACTTGTCCACCTTCTGTCTTTAATGAACCAAATTGTGTTCTTGATTGTGGGAAACCAATACCTGTCAACCAATTGTGTACCTCTATGTAGTTTGTTAATTTTTCATCTACAAGAAATGAAATTTCTAAATTTTCATATGTAAGGTCATCACCCATGATAGGAATTTGTTTGAATGGTGTTGGGAATATTGCCTCACCAAGATTGATGCCTGGCAAGTTTGCCGAAGTAGTAAAGAATTCTACTATCGGTAATTTTTTGATACTGAACTTAAACTTGGTTGGGTCTGCGTAGTCTAATTCAGTGGGTTGTCTACTTAATGCATTTATCTGTACCATACAACTATTTATACAGAAAAGAAAAAGGGGAAACCGAAGTTCCCCCTTTTGATAGGTTGGTTAGCCCAACTCTTATTATTACATAAGGTTGACGACTTGAACTCTTCTGTAGTACACGTTGTCGTTTGCACCAAGTGTAACATCAGTTGCAGTAGCAGTCGAGAATGGGTTCTGTGCAAGACCGTATCTTGTTTTGAAACCAATCTTAGGCTGGAATGTGTTCTCACCAACCGCACGAACCATCTGAAGCGGAACGTATGGGCAGTAGAAGACACCAGCATCGTAAGGTGAAGAACCTTTATAACCCACAACAAAGTACTGTTTTGCAGCAGCGTTTGCCATGTATGGGTCAATGTACACTTTGTAACGACCATTCAATGTACCAGCAAAAGTGTTACCAGCGTCATCGACTTGAAGGTTGTTGTTAAGAGCAGGAGTGTAATCTAATACACCAGCCATTTGAAGTGCAGATGCAACATCAGATGAACAGATGATTAAGTTACCTTTACCTCTACGAGTTTGTTGAGCAATTACGTTAGCATCTCTCTCAACTTGGAACATCAGACCCTTGAACTTCTCAACAGACCAACGACCATTTGAGTCAGTGTCCATGTCGAAGATACCAGAGTTAGTAGTATCAGTCTGAGCACCTGGCTTTGCAGCCTTGTAGATAGACCTTACAACTTCTCTGTTGATTTCAGCAAGGATTTCAGAAGACAGAATGTTTGACAATTCTGTTTCTGCATCAAGACCGTGAATTGCTTTAAGGTCTTGTGCAAGTTCCATAGTGTATTCTGCTTTAAGAGCACGTGTCTTTGCAGTAACAGTTGCCTTCTCAATGGTGAATGCCATTTGAGCGAAAGCGTTGTTTGCAGAGTCACCCTGTGCTTCCATGTTAGCAGTAGAGTCACCAGTACCAGAAGTGAAAGTTCCAGGCGAACCATCATTCAGTACGGCAGGGTTAGTACCAGCATGAGTACCGGCACCAGAGAAATCTGTATCAGCTTCATCGAATAGTGCTTCGTCACCACCAGCAGAGTTGATTCTTGATTTCATTGCAAAGATAAGTCCAGTTGGGCCAGTCATTGGCTGAACTGCACAGATATCATATGCAATTAGGTTAGGCATAGCACGTCTTACCAACGAAATTAGGATGGGATCCCAATTTGATGCAGACGCAGTATTATTAGCAGGTGCAGCTTCCCCAAGGAAGGCAGCATCTTCTTTAAGTGCTTTTTCTTGGTTTTCCAAGATAACAGAAGTGACGGCACGCTTGTAGTTATCAGCAATCTCAGGCAAATCTGGGTGCTGAAGGACTGGCTGCCACTTTTCTTGTAAGTTCTCTGAATTGAACATCTTAGTTCTCTCCTATGTTTTCTATATTAATATTATTTATTAAAAGTTACTTTTTCACAATGTTGAAAGTCTCATTCCCATAGGGTTTTGACTTTTGGATAGCGGACATATACGCAGCCATAGCGCCACTAACGTCAACTTCTTGATTTTCAGTTTCTACTTCTTCCTCAAGGGTTTGGGTAGCAACTGACTTAGGAAAATAATTTTCCTTCAAGGTGTTAAGTTTCGCAGTGAAATCTTCCTCACCGTTAAACTCGACATCTTCAACTAATCCCTCAAACTTTTCCTTTTCAGTCTCAGCGAGGTCTGTTGAAACTTTTGCGATTACCTGTTCACGAACAAGAGTAGATTTCTCTTTGTTCATTTCAGTCATCTTTTCGATTGTTTCATTGAGTTTTGCCTCAAGGTCTTCAATCTTCTGAGCTTGACCCTCAAGGATATCATACTTCTCATCTGGAACATCAATGTAATGTTCTTCAAAGAGTGCCTTCAATCCTGTGATAAAGTCTTCTGCAATTTCACCTTTTAACCCTCTATCAATAGCGAGTTCGTTCTCTTGCATCCACTCTTTAACAACATAGTCAAGGTAAGAATCGACTTTTTCAGTCAGTTCATTTTTGAAAGACTCTACTTCTTCTGCAACTTCCTGTGTCTTCTCCATTTCAAGTCTTTCGACTTCACCACGAAGTTTGGACTTTACAGCAGCTTCAAAGATTGTAGTTGCTTTTGCGGTAAACTCTTCTGAAAGGTCTTCACCTTCTACCAGAGCGTTTACGTCATCTGTTACGTCAACGGAGTCAATGTCCAAAGACTGTGGGATTTCCACACTCTCTCCTTTATGACTTGGGCAATGTGCAGCAGCAAGTTCCTTGATTTTATCAGCAGGCAACTTACCTAATGCATCCATGGCGGCCATTTTAGTACCATAAAGTTTTTCTTTCTTCATTGGTTCTTCCTTGTCCTTGTCCATGTCCATTTCGTCCATTTCTTCCTCATCGTCTGAATCATCTTCATCATCATCCGACTCGTCTTCTTCTTTGAGTTTTTGGGGTGCTTCGTCACCTTTTACGGCAGTAGGAATAGATGCATCCTTCTTGGTTTTCTTAGCAGCATCAGGCCCTGATTTCTCATCACCTTTTACCACTGGAGCACCAAGGTCTTCTACATCACCGTCTACCTTAGAACCCTTTTCAGCAGGAACGGCGCCTTTGCCTTCCTTACCTTCTTCTAGTTCCGCAGTGACTTCTGCTTCCAAATCCTCAATTGTCTTGTCTAGTTCTGACATTTGGGAGTTCTCCTTAATGTTAATCTCATTATACTATATTTATACAATTACAGTTTTTTGAGAAATTTTGCGAAGGCCAATGCTTGGTATTTCGCATTTCTTGAACGTACTCCACGTTCAATATCCTCTTGGATTTCCGCAACGTCTACTTCTTTAAGTATTCCATTGTTCCAAATCCATTCTTTACCTTCCATAATACCTTGTACAAAGGCTTGAGGTGCAGATGGGTCTGCAACAATATCGGCAGCGGTTGCCAAGTAGAAATCTTTGTTTACATAGTTTGCACCATTCTTTTGTTGCAAACTACCCATGCCTCTTGATGAGACTGCGAGTTTACCACCATCGTCCATAATATTAGATACAATATTTCCCATTGGTGTTGACATGACTTTTGCCTCACCAATGAAGTTTTTACCATCTCTTTTGAGAGATGTAACCATGTGCGATACTCTTTCCAGATTAACAGTCGGGCCTTCTGGATGTCCAAGTTCACCATATCCACGATTCTCGTTAATGAACTCTTTGTTGTATCGTGCAACTTCTTTTTCTAAAACCTCAACAGGATAAATTCTACCATTGCGGTTTTTGATATCTCCCTGTAGAAAGATACCCTTCAGTTTGTAATTCTTTTTACCAGACTTTTCGTCCTCTTCCTTGAGGATTTCAACGTCATGTACTTCTTCTGTAATCAGTTTCATTGTAATCCCCCTATGCGTGATGTGCCACAGGTGTAAGTTTTACATCAGCGGATGCAGCGAATACCTTGTCAGTAGGTTTCTTAATTACCATATGACTTGCACCAGCACCCAAGTGGAATGACCCCTGTGTAGTATTTGATGCATTACATACTGTAACTAATTGTGCGGCTGCATTTGTGTTAAGGCAATATACAACAGTTGCACCATCAAAAGCAGCACCACCACCAGCGTTTGTTCCAGCATTTGCGGCCGCAGCCAATAATTTTAATTTTGCCATTTTTACATTCCTAACATTTCTCTCTCAAAGTAACCCATGAGGTCTTTTTCTTTCACTCTGAATTTCTTTGCGGAGTCTTTTATAGTTTTCTCAAAAGTATTTAGGAAATCTGAAGGTTTCGCATCCATTTTT